TATTAGCGTGCCTTGATTAAAATTCAAAGAATCACGTTCAGTAGTCGATAATTGTATCGTATTATCCGGATCTACTGATCCTAAGTTTATCTCTAAAATCCTTACAAGTCTATTAAAAACAGAAGCTGGCACATATTCACCTGTAGCAATCGGTAGTTGAGTTTGTAATAGTTTGCTCATCTTCTACCGTCAGGTTTAATATCTATTCTGGTAGCCCCCAATCTCCATCCAATACCTAAGTTGCCGTTGTTTGTTGCGTCGTCGTTTGACTCAAAACGCAATACCATTTGTCTTGCTCTACCTCTAACATACGCTTGTTGCGTCGTTGCGCTAATTGCATTTGTTGAATTAGTTGTTAAAGAATCTCCAGGAAAGTTTCTAGTCTTAACAACAATATTAACAGAGCCGTCGTTTTGGTTTTCTATAAATTTAAAATCAGGAATAATTCTTCGTATAAGAGTAAATTGATCACCCTCGCCTATATCAAAGTCTGAACTTTCTATAAAAACGTTAGTCATCGGCGATCCGTCGTCGTCAAATCCTGTTTCTTGTTCGTATAAATATCCGCCGTTTACTGCTCTTGGAAAGTTTTCTATACCAGCATCCAACCAAGCTGTTCTGCTTAGTTGGCCATACGTCCAAAGGTTTTCCATATAGTTATAGATGACGTATCTATCTATTTCGTTACTATCAGCAGAGCAATAAAACCAGCCGACTTCGTTTTTATCAGCAATAGTAAAGGCATTTATTTTAAATGACTGTACTAAGTTAATATCGCCAAATACGTAATTATGAACGTTGCAAGGTATGGTTTGAACGCTACCGTTATAGCTATAAAAATTATTGTAGCCCATCCAGTAAATAGCTGAAGGCGCTGTTACTGCTGCTTTGGGGCCAACCAATCCTGTTCCTTCGTTTACTAGGTTTACTGCAAAAGTAAAAGGCGGTCCAACAAACTGCATGCTATATAAAGCAGTATCAGTCCATACAAGTATTTCTTGTCTTGATTTAACAGCTCCAATAATAGATGAGCCAGATGATAGTCGTAACGAACCAGCAGTATTAGTAATTGTTGGCTCAAACTCTAAATTATTCTCTTGATCAGAAAAAGCGATAAGCATCGGATCTACTGTACCGGTTCTAGCTGTACCTGCATCATTTAAAGGATCTGCACCCAATACAATCAAATGCCTATCCTTTTCAGAAGTAATAACTTGTAAGCCTACGGTTGGAACTAAGTTAGCTCCTGATATACCGGACATATCTACAGCTCTGGTTTCTACTCCATCGTTTTCTGTCCATTGATAGATGCCACCACCCCTAACATTCATTATTAGGTTTTCGCCAAAGTGATCATGCGTCCAGAGTCTTAACTGATTTGTTACAGATAAAGCTGTAGCAGAGCCAAAAGTTCCTTCGCCCCAGCCGTTCAAACCCCACCCAGTACCAGGCACATATACATCTAGTCCTACGTTTATTTGGTAAGTTCCTACGGTACTTGATCCGCCGTTTCCTGTATCACTTGAGTTTGCTGTTACGGTAGCTCCGCTAGTATCTTTTGCTGTAATCGTATAGGTATTGGTTGTTACTGATACTATTTGATATTCTTGATTTAAAACATCTGCTGTTATATTCCCACCCAAACTTACAGCTCCGCTAAAAGTAACAAAGTCATTCATTACTGCGCCATGTCCGGTATCACTTATAGTAATCGTAGAAGAGCCATCTGTTGCAGCAAAAGTAACGTCTCCTGCTGCTGTAGTAGCTCTTATAGGTGTAACGTCGTTAAAATTAGAACCTTCTTCTATATAATATTTAAACGTTGTACCAAGCCCTAAATACTTAGTTCCACCCAAAGAAACCCAAGAATGTAAGGCTCTACAAGTTCCAAGAAAACTGTTAGGAGTATTTTTGGTCCATCCGCCAAATTTTTCTGGGTATCCTTTTCTAAAACGAACTAAGTTGACGTCAAACCAACCTCCCTCGTTACTATAATCGGTACCTTCTCTGTTGATACCTGGGTTAAATACTGCTTTCTGTAAGGTCATTTAAAGGCTCTAATTCTGGTATTTTATTTATTGTTAGTAAAGTTTTAATCAAAGACTCTTTTGAGTCAATATCTTTTAAATTTTTTGCTGTCTTTGCATATTCTGTTTGGTTTCCATCTTCTGTATAAGGAACAAAGAAAACCTTGTTAATAGGCAAAGCAACAAGGCAAAACATATCTATTTGCCCGTTTCCATATCTTACCATTTTATTTTGTCGAATGTTATCTTGAGTTCTTTTGCTGGTTCGTATTTCCCAGCGATAATAATCAGATCCTCTGCGTTTATAAGTGCTGTTTGTAGTCTTTACTTGTACTTTATAGAGTTGACCTTGATGGTCTAAAATTAAATCGGAACGATGACCTGCTGGAGCCAAAATAACAGAGTCGCAATATCTCATCAAATATGACGCTGCCAAATATTCACCTGCTAACGCAATACGCGTTGTAGCATGTGGCATTTTATCTCCTTATATTTTTCCCCACTCCTTGCCTTCAAATAGTAGAGATTCCGCGTTTCTTCTCCTTATCAAACCTTCTAATATTTTACCGCCTGCTTTATTCCATCTTTGCATTTGTGCAGGCACTTCTTCGTATTCTTTATTATTCAAAACTTTTAACATCGTAGACGCTTTTAAATTAGCCGGACCAAGGTTAAATACCCAAGATACCAAAGCGTCGAATTGATTTTGGTTTAAATCCACCTCAACCAAATTATTTATATATCCTTCATATTCTTCCATTTCTTCTAATAAAAGATGATCAGCTTCTTCTTGAGTTATAGTATCGCCTTCTTTTACACCTTTAGTAGAACCATATCCTATAGTCCAAACTCCAGCTGCGCATTTATAAGCTTCAAGCTCGCAGCCTTCAAACTTTTTAATAAGGCAAAGGCCTTCTTGAGATATCTTCATATTAGTCTCCTTTGTCGCCGGTATGAGAAGCCCCAAAATAAAACGAAATAATTGCGCTAGCCAGTCCACCTAAATATCCTAATACTAAATTAATTAAAGCTTCTGAGTTTTGTTCTGGCGGTTGTAACGTAACCAGGAATATATAACCCAAAAAGCCACCTATAGTTGCTATACCAATTATTCTTGCAGTCCAGTCTTTAGAAAAGTAACCTCTAGCGTTTTCTTTTTCTTTTGCTTCTAAAGCAAAAATATCAACTTCAAGCTCTTTCATTTTTATCTCAAAATCTTTTTCAGCTTTCTTAAGTTGCAGCATTTGTTCTGGAGTTGCGTTTTGAATTGCTGCTTCAATAGACTTTGGATTATTCGGAACTCCTAAAACCTCAGATATCATATTGGCAGCCATACCACCCATAGGTCCGCCCAGAGCCGTACCAAGTGTAGGAGCTACTGCGCCTACAACGTTTTTTAATAATCCTTTAAATTTCATAGTAGAACAGATACTAAGGCTATAGCTAAGGCGCCTATAAAGCCAAATACTCCGAAGGTTGTCATTTTGATTGTATTATTAATAGAAGCTATTTCGCTTTTTATATCAGCAAATTCATTAAAGGCTGTCTTCCAACGCTCAGAGCATTGGGCCTCATGTTTGGCAAGATCTGCCGCTACAGTTAATGTGGTTGGTCTTTTTGTCGCCATTTATATAGTATAAACCTTTAACGGTTTCTTTTTTCCTTTTACGTATATTTTTTTATGAAAAACACCATTTTGCGTTTTCTTAATTGTAGCTTCGCCAATTAGTATGTCAACACCAGCTTCTTTCGTTGCAGACTCAAGACGTGCAGCTGTATTAACTGCATCACCTATAGCTGAATAATCAAACCTAGTATCGCTACCCATATTTCCAATAACTGCATATCCGGTATTTACTCCTATGCCAATCTCAACGCCAAGGTCAGCCATTTTAATTTTATCTTGTATTTCTTTTGCGCAAAGAACCGCAGCCATTTCATGATCGGGTATATCTATAGGTGCGTTGAATATTGCCATCATAGCGTCGCCAATATATTTATCTACCATTCCATCATAAAACTTAACTGTATCTGCTTGAATGGTTAAAGCCTTATTCATAATCTTAGTTACTTCTTCTGGCTCTAGTTTTTCTGATAATGATGTAAAACCCCTAACGTCTGTAAATAAAAATGTGCAATATTTTTTCTCGCCACCAAGTTTTAGTAGCTCAGGATTGTCTTGTAATTGTTTCACTTGCCTTGGATCCAGATAATATTCAAACTGTTTTTTAATCTCTTGACGTAGTTTATATTGTTTTTTGTAGTTTATATAGAAAGCAACGGTAGAAGTTATGATTTGAGAGATAAAAGTCCATGAAAAATCCAATAAAATGCCCTTCTGAATACTAAAAACGCCTGAGAAGCCCGTGGTGAATAGCAAAATTGTAGCGATACTTAGACCCTTAACCACACCAAGATAATTGATTGTGAGCCACGTCAGCGACACAAAAATTCCCAAAATCAAAATTTCGGCTGCTAAATGCCATTCTGGTATTCTTGGAGAGTTTTGAATAAGAATTGACTCAGATAATGCTGCTTGAATTTTATGTGGCTCTAATAATCCAGCCGGAGTTGCAACTTGAGGCATGATTCCAGGAGCAGTTATTCCAAGAAAAACAAACTTACCCTTTACATCCATTTCTTGTAAATTAGTTTTTGGCGTTTTTACCCAGCTAATCCACTTACGACCAAGACTATCAGTTTTAACAGGAGGCAATCCTTGAACGGTAATTTCTTCAATACCAAGTTCGTTAGTTTTAATAATATAAGTTTTTGCACCTGCTAAGCTTTTTAATACTTCTGTACCAAAAGAACTTACATATCCATCTGGAGTTTTAAATAGTAATGGTATGCGCCTAACTAGATTATCAAGATCGGTGGGTGCAGCAGATATACCTTCTTGTATATAGTCATTTCTAAGGTTGTGAGTATTCTGTACCACACCCTTTGCTAGCATACCACCAACGTCAGGTCCTTTGATGACTGTACCAACTGTTTTTGGGTATATTTGATTTGGGTATTCAAATGAAGCCAAAATAGATGTACCATATTTTAAGGACTCTGCAAAAAATCTATCACCCCCAAATCTATCTGGATGCGGAAAACTAACAACCCAACCTACACCTAGCGCACCAGCATCTATAATCTGTTTATGTATTTCTCCTAGCCTTTGTCTTGGT